GATCTGTTCGTGCAGGGCATCAATATTCACAGTTCAACCTCCAGGACTTGGTAGACCGGCGCGAATCCACAGCGCTGCCGATAGAGACGAGCTTGAGCTGGCTTGGCTGCGCAACGCAGTCTTAGGCAGCCAAACGACTTGGCCATGCCTCCCAGTTCATCGAAAAAGCTTTCGAAACTGCCGTGCGGGGCATACATCTCGTAGACGTAAAGGGCGCGGAAGTTGGGTAACTGCTCAACCCCAATCACTGCCCACCCAACAATTTCACTGTCACGATCCAGCCTGAGCAGGGTTCGCTCACCGCGACTGAGCATCATCTTCAGTTGATCCCCGCTGATCTCCCCGCCAGAGGTGGCGCAGGCCATGCCGAGGCGATGCGCACCCTCTTTCCAGGCCACGTCGATATGCGTCATGGGCACTACGATCAGTTTGTTCATCAGTTACCCGTCAGGCAGCGTTTCTGCACCCAAGTGCCGGGCGTGCCGGACACAATGCACCTCCAGCCATCTATGAAGTATTTGGAGCCGGCCGTGCCTAGCTCGGTGGGGGTCGCATTCTTGACGAAATCACCTTGTGCCCACGTACCGCTGGTTGGAACGGCTGTCAGCGCGGAGTAGGACGCAGCAATGCGGCCCTCAGAAAGCAGGTTGATCTGCGTGGCATGTTCGCGCAGCTCTCGCTGGAGAACCGGGTCATTGGTCCCGACTCTGGGGGTCGTGTTTGTTTTCATGACTTAACGCCCTCCGGCCGCGGTAAGGTCGGCATCCATGTGCGTTACCTTCACGGCGCCGCCGAAAGTGAACGTCGCCCTATGCCAGCGCGCGGTCTGCCTGAGGTCGAACTTTCCATCCACGACCGAACCCGTGGCCGCTGCGGTGAAGCCCGTGCCAGAATTTTGCTGGATAAAGGTCTGCACAGACGCTGATGCCGGTGCCACTGCGTAGCGCAGGCGGATCTTGTTCAATGCTGTCACCGTGTAGTCATCCCCCACTTCTCCGCTGGTCATGGAACTGGCAACCGAAGCGCCCGTCATGGCCTGAAGCTGGTGCGAGGTATTGAAGATCGACAGCGACTTGCCGCCGGCCAGCCAGAACTGCGAATCAAACGAATAAGGCGCCAGACCGTCTATGGTCGGAGAGATGGTCGACAGGCCGTCGATGGTCACCCCACCAGACACATAGTTAAGCGCAGCCTCGATGCTGCGGTTTGCCACGCCCCACTTCTTGGCGTTCACGTGGTAGACAATGGCGGAATCAGGTGAAGTCGACCCCAGCGACGGGTAAAAGACCCATACCAAGTTCTTCTGGCGGTCGAATACGCAGATCGTCTTGTAGCGGTACGATGGGTTTGAATTGTCGTAGAAGAACTGGCGCACGTTGCCGTCAGCGACGGGAATAGGCCGGGTTCCGTCGAAGATCCAGAGGTTGTCGTCTCCAACAAAGAAGTGCGCGCCGCCGATATCACAGATCGCCTCTTTCCCGACGCAGCCCGCGTCCCCCCCAGGAACTTGTATCCAGTTCCACACGGTAGGAGCACCGACATATTGGCCAAGGTAGATGGATCGCTGCTTGTATGCGATCGCGTACTCACCCAGGCGCATTCCGGCAGTAAGGCGGCCTGCGGTAGCAACAAGCCGCCCGGCCGTCGCCTGAGTGGCAAGGCTCGGCGTCCACGACGTGTCATCGAAAGCTGCGCAGCACTGCCAGCCGTCAGGCTTTTCGGAACCGTCGTTCAAGTTCAGCGCCATGACGAAGGCGCCAACCGTGAAAATGATTTCGGCTTTCGGAGCGCCCGAGATATCCGCGAATGCAGCGCCCGTAGAGCGCTGGATGACATCAACGCGATTCGCGCAAAGGGTTGCATCGCCGAACTGTGTAATGGCCCAGCGGGTATCGACGCCGCCCGTGTAGACCGCCGCTCGGGAAACATCAGTCCATGCGCCAGAGACCAGCTCATAGAGCTTGGTGGTAGTGCCCGCAATGATCCGCCGCGTATCGTCCAGCTTGGATACTACCGCCGCGCCAATACAGGCAGCCGCCAGCGCTGGTGTTGAGGCCGGGGTCACTGGCTCCGGGGCGCCCTCCATGCCATTGAGGTACGGAACCATGTTTGAACAGCCCAGGAGAACCCCGGGGGTCGTTACATCGGCATCAGGCGCAAACCCCATTAACGGAATCATCTCGCGCGCACCTTCATGGTTGAGCCGCTATACCAGTCGATGTCGTTGATGCCATTCACCGCCTTGGTATAAAGCGCTTCCCACACTGGCAGACGAGCATCGTTCATGATGAATGGCGTTGCCGCGAGCAGGGACGCCCATAGATAGGCATCAGGCCAACTCGTCAGGAGCCAATTGGTTGTGCTCGACACGGTCAAGGCTGGGATGCGCTGCTGATAGGTCAGCTCAAGCGAATACACTGCATCGGGTATTGGGGCCAGCTCAGCATTGGCACCGATCACCGTGAAAACAACCGGCTGACCGGATGAGTTGTCCGAGAAATCAATGCTCAGTTCGTCTGGTGAGCGATAAGACAGTGTCTGGTTGTACGTCCCGGCCACCTGCAGACGACGCATCTCCAGCATATCCGTCGGCAGGGCAACGGTTTTGGTCCCCACTACCGTTGACAGCGTGACCTTCGCTTCCATGCTGCGAGCCTTTAAATCCCTGCTCAACTGACTCTCTGCCAGGGTAATGAAGTCGGGGATGCTGGCCGCCAGATCACCGCGGTTCAGCCACGACGCCACAGAGGCCTGCAGCTCGGTATAGTTGGTGATGCTCATACCTTGCCCTTCCAGATACGAAACGCGGACAGATCAGGGTCATTGAGCATCCGGCGCATGTGCTCTTTGTTGGAGATGCATTCGTGAAACGTGATGTCGTGCTTGTTGCAGTAGTCCTCGATGATCACGAACGGGATTTTGGCCGCGTATTTCATTTCCGATCCGCCATGCATGCCGGCGTTGTGCAGGGCCTTGGCGTGCTCGACGATGGGCGTGCAGTCCTGCGTACGCTCGACTGTCATGCTGCCATCGTGGAAATGGAACTTCGTATCGAGGTCGAGCATCACGCGTTCTCCATCGGGGAGACCTGAACGATGCCAGGCGCGGTGACCTGAATGGCGGCGACCTTGGTGCAGCCGCTGGTTGCAAGCACAACTGCGTCACCTGGCTGAACCAGTAAGTCGGTGGTGAGCGCGACAGGCGTTCCAGAACCGATACGCACGGTAGCGGCAGCAGTTGCTGAAATGCGGACGTACTTCGGCACGTTGCCGCTCGAATCAAGCGGGATGGTGGCGTTAGCGGAGGTGCCGGACGTGGCCATGGCGATGCCAGTCACCGTCACCGTTATGGCGAAATCGAGGGTGTTACTCTTGGGTGAACTCCAAAGAAAAACGCCCCGAAGGGCGTTACATCAGGCCGGGTTCAGGAACACGCTGATCGCGCCGACGGCAGACGTTGCGGTGCCGGTGAGGTCGAAGACGATTGAGTCGCCAGCGGCCAACAGCAGATCGCTCGCGGTAGTCGACAACGTCAGGGCTTGCTGGGCGTTGGCGGTACCGACCAAGTTGAAGCTGGCGGAATGCAGCGCAGTGCCGGAAGTGATTGCTGTACCACTGGCCGCTTTGCGGATCACCGCAGTGCAGGCGCCACCGGTGCCAGCCACATCGACACGACCACGAATGGCTTTGACGGTGTATGGGCGATCGGCAGTGAACATCGTGCAGTCAACGATGGATGCGGTGTAGTTCAGCGTCAGCGGAATGAAGCCGCCTTCGCCGCCAGCCGCGCCCTCGATGCCGAGCGAACTGTCGGCATTCTGTTTGATCATGGGCATGTGATTTCTCCTAAAAGAAAAAGGGGAGCCGAAGCTCCCCTTGGGTGATTGCCTCAGGATCAGAGGACGTCGTAGATCGCGCCGTTAGCCTTAGGCGCACGGGCTTCCACACACCACTCCACTTTCAGCATGCGCTTCTCGGAGTCGCCGGTTTTGGCCAGTTCGTCGGTGCTGAATGGGCGCAGATAGCTGATAGCCCACTTGTCCGCCTGGAGCACGAACACGTCGTTCGCATCTTGGAAGCGCGAAGGGATGGCCTTCAATTCGCCGAAGTCCGACACGTACACGTCGACCGAGGCAAACAGCTTGGCGTCTTCGCTCTTGTCGAAGCGGGTGGCATTACCGGTGAAGGTAGAGAAGGTTTGCTTGGCGCCAGGTGGCAACAGGATCGAATCCGGATCGCCGCCAGCGGTGAAGCACTTCTGCAGCACGTCCTTCAGGCGAGCCTCGGTGAACGCGATTGCAGTGCCCTTGGTACGACCAGTGTTGCCGGTGTACGAAGCCAGGGTGCCGCCGTTGCGGTTCACGTTGTCCACGACCCAGCCAACCAAGCCGCGGGATTGGCAGTGACGTCCAGCTGGGTCGCCGAGCTCTCCATGTCGCGGCGCAGTTCCAGCGAGGCCAGGCTGAGCTGGTAAGCCAGTTCATCCTTGCGGCCAGCCGGGTTCATGCCTTGCTGGGTGCCGGACACGATCACGGTTTTGGTCGAGATCTGGGTGCGGTTGTTCAGGCGCACAGTCGGGGTTACGGTCTTGGCGGTAGCGTCATCGCCTTCAGCCTGGGCGTTGTTCGCCACGGCAGCGGCCAGATCCTGGGTCTGCCATTCGTGCAGGGTGTTGGACGCCTTGCCCTTGGCAGCCAGCGAGATGAACGGCGTGGCAGTCGGGGAAATGCGGTAGATGGTTTCGGTGAGGTCTTCACGGTTACCGATGGCGGCCGTGGTGAGGAATGTGCCAGTAGGGGCAGTCATGATGTAGCTCCTGAATCAAAGGAATTGGCGAAATACTTCGGCGCCCGTCTCGACTGTCCCGTTGCGCTCATGCCGTTTCGCGGCAGTGGTGCGACCATCAGGCGTGCCATTTGACGTGACGCCCGGCTTGACCACCCGCTGGGGCGCTTCCTGGACCTTCTTGGCTTGCACGTTGGCTTTGGCCATCAGTTGGTCGTAGAGCATCGCCTTGCGCGCAATGAGCACGTGGCGGTGGTCGGCAATGGACGAAATGTCCTCATCCCCGAAGCCCTGGTCTTGCAGGAACCTGGAGATGGCGGTTTTTTCGGCTGCAGCCTTGGCATCGTCTTTCCAGTCCGGAAGCTTGGCGAGAAGGTCATCCCGCTGCTGGGCTAGGTAACTCTGGTGGGCTTGTGCCTGTTCGTTCTGGAACTGCTGATTGAGTTTTTGCTGCTCCGCCATGTTTTGCTGATACAGCGCTTGTCTCTGTTGAAAGAGTTGCTGCTGTTTCAGGTACTCCACCGGACTTTCTTCAAGCAGTGCGCCCCAGTCGATTTGACCTTGTTGCTCCAACACGCCTTCGAGCTGGACGGCCATGCGCTGGAGTTCGCCGGCGTACTGCTGCCGCTCCTGCTGGGCCTTCTGGGTCTCGGCGTCTGCTGCTTTGCGTTGCTCGGCCGCCTCCATCGTCTTCTTGGTGTAGTCAGACTGACGTTGGTAGCCATTCAACAGCTCGCTGAGCGGAACCTGAACCTCCTTGCCATCAATCTTGACGGTGAAGGTCTGGGGTTCTTCCTCTTGCTCGCTGGGTTCTGCATCTTGATCAGCCTCAAGCTCGGCTTCAGGCTCATCAGGTAATTCTGGGTGATCTTCCGAGCCTTCCGAAGGATCTGCTTGCGGCGGGTCCAGCAGTGCGGCGAAGGCGGCAGCGCCACCATTCACGTCAAGCGAACCACCACCATCGCCACCATCGGCGCCGGCTTCGTTCATGAGGAAATGGCCTAGCGCGCGTTGAATAAACAAGCTCATTGATTGTCCCCTATGGGATTCATTTGCGAATGATTACGGACTGACCTGTGAGGTAAGCCCTCAAAGCGGCCAGATCCCTTTGGCGCGGTCCAGTAGCGACTGCTGGTAGATCCGTTCCGCTTCCGCCAACTTGCCCGTCTCCAGGCTCGACGTGAGCGCCGCCTTCAACTTGGTCAGGAGCTGGAGCGTCAGGTAGATCTTTTCCCGCGCCTCCGCGTCTCTTGCCGGTGAGGTTCGCCATGCGTTGGTCAACTCCTGCTCAATGCTTTCGAATGCCCGGATGAATTGCTCGTTTTCGAGACATTCACGGGCTCTGTTACCGTCGTAGATCCGCTCTTCAGGCGTTGCCATCAGTTGCCCCTGGCTTTTCGAATGACTCGGCGGCGCGCATCTGTGCGGTGCTCAGCGTGGTTTGCTGGGCGATCTGCGCTACAGCGATC